GGCTAGCTCACGCCCTGATGATATTGTGCTTGATCCCTTTATGGGAAGCGGCACTACGGCAGCAGTAGCACTTCAACATGGGCGGCAATATCTGGGTTGCGAATTAAACCCTGAATATGGCGAATTGCAGCAAGAACGCATTGCAGGCGCATTGCCAAAAGATGATGGGCAAATGAGCATATTTGATGCAGTGCAAGAACTGTAAAAAAGATAAAACCGCTAAGCTGACAGACGGCAGGCATGTATGCACTTATTGCCATGAATGGCTACTGGAATGCGAGGCTAAAGAACTATTGCGCTTGCCGCTAGACAGAAGGCGGTTAGCGCTTCAACGAAGAACTGAAAAAGGGAGAAACATCAATGAACTCAAAAAAAGGCTTGAATCTATCCATCGCACACGCAAAGCAGCAAGAGGATAAAAGGGCCTACGCTAACGCTATCCTTGACCGGGCGTCACGGGGTGATGATATGGACATGCACCCAGATGACTTCCACGAATTGATTACATGGGCGCTAAAACAGACGGGCGATCTATGAAACGTAACGAGCGATTCGAAAAACTGGCTGATATGGGATGTGTAATCTGTGGCCAACCCCCGCAGATCCATCACTTGATCGGCCTGAAATATCGCGGGTTAGGACAGAAAGCAGATGATCAATACACGATTCCTTTGTGCCATAATCATCACACAGGACAGAATGGTATTCATCAGCTAGGCAAAGGATTATGGGAGCGGACCTTTGGAACGCAAGAAGAGCTGCTGGAAAAAACAAACAAAAAATTAAAACTATGAGTGATCTAGAGCAAGAGTTGCTGATTCAAATTAAGGCTTTGAAACTGCCAATGCCAGAGCAAGAGTACCGATTCGCTGCTGAGCATGTGGGACTAGGTAAGGGGTTGCGCGAGCGGCTAGAGAAGGCAGGACTAAAAAACTGGCGTTTTGATTTTGCGTGGCAAGACGCAAGACTCGCTGTTGAGGTAGAAGGCGGCGCGTGGGTCATGGGCCGACATAATCGCGGCAAAGGATTTGAGGGTGATCTAGATAAATATCACGCAGCGATGGATCTAGGCTGGACAGTCTACCGCTGCAGCGGTCCGCTGATCCGATCAGGCAGAGCAGTCGATCTGATAAAAAAATTAATTTATGCTTGACCGAGAATCTAATTTTGCTATGCTCGAAGCCTCTACATTCTCCAGTGTAGAACTCCTCTGTGTTTGGCGCTCCCTTGCGGGGCGTCTTTTTTTTGTTTATGGTTGACAGATGAAACCAAATATTAAACTGGTAAAAACCGCAGATCTAATTCCTTATGCTCTTAACAGTCGCGTTCACTCTGACGCGCAAGTCTCACAGATAGCCGCTAGCATCAAAGAATTTGGATTTACTAATCCCGTGCTAACTGATGGAGAGAATGGGGTTATTGCTGGACATGGTAGATTGCTCGCTGCGCAGAAATTAAAACTGGATCAAGTGCCAGTGATAGAGCTGGGGCATCTGAGCGAAGCGCAAAAGAAAGCCTATATTATTGCTGACAACAAGCTGGCTTCCATTGCAGACTGGGACATGGACGCGCTAAAGGTTGAAATAGAATCGCTGCAGGAACTCGATTTTAATTTGGACTTGTTAGGATTTTCAAAATTTGAAATCTCGTCTATGTTTCAAGAGGGCGGTGACGACTCTCTTTTCGAGGTCGACGATGTCAAAATAGAGATCGACAAGCCAAAGAAAACAGATGATGGCTATGTTGAGTTTGCGGTTGTCTTATCTGTCGATAACAAGACGCGGCTACTCAGCGCAATCAACAAAATCAAAAATGAGCATGGAACGCAGAGCAATGAAGAGGCCTTAATGATCATGTGTGACGGGTTTGCATAGATGGCTATTCACAAGAAAAAATACATCGATGCGAATGTGTACGAAAAAGCGCTAGAACGCATCGAGTCGCTATACTCTAAGTTTGACGATGTAGTGGTGAGCTTCTCAGGCGGGAAAGACTCGACAGCTATGTTGCTATGCACCATTGAGGTTGCGGCTAAATTAAATCGCCTTCCTGTTACTGCGGTATTTTATGACGAAGAAGCAGTTCATCCCACAACCATTGAATATGTCCAGCGCGTCTCTGAAATGCCAGAGGTTAATTTGCATTGGTACTGCCTACCTGTAAAGCATCGGAACGCATGCTCTAACGAGCAACCATTCTGGCATCCATGGCATCCAGAGGAAAAAGAAAAGTGGGTCCGGGAGATGCCAGCGCAAGCGATCACTGAGCATCCGCGTTTCCAATTTGGCATGACAATGCAGGACTTCGGGCGCGAGCATTACCGATACACTAACAAGGTTGTGGTGCAGGGAATCAGAACAGAAGAGTCAATGCGTCGCTATCAGGTGGTAGCGCGCAAGAAAGAAGAGAACTATATCTCTAAGCCTGATAAGGGCATTTATTTTGCCTTCCCGATCTATGACTGGTCATCGAAAGACGTCTGGAAATTGGTCCAGATTAAGAATGCAGACTATAATCGGACATACGATATTTTTAACAAAACAGAATTATACGAGCACTTTCTCAGTCAACGAGTCTGTCCGCCCTACGGAGAAGAGCCTGTCCGTGGCCTATGGGTCTACGCTGAATGCTTCCCTGAGATGTGGCACAAGATGATTTACAGAGTGCCGGGAGCTGCGACTGCAGGCCGATATGGCAATACAGAGCTATACTCTCAAGGCTACAAGCCTGAGCATGTCTCATGGCGGGATCATGTGCAGAATGTCATAAACACCTACCAAGGAGCCGACAAAGCGGACGTGGTATCAGCCATTAATCAGGCGATTAATTTGCACAAGAAAAAAACAGACGACCGCATACCAGAAGACGACGCGCACCCGCTGACCGGCCTATCATGGCGCTTTCTGTCTAAGATGGTCACGCGGGGCGATTTTAAAGGCAGGGTAATGCAGACTCTCAGCACTCACTCAAATAACCAACTGCGAAAAATGGGAATTACTTTAGAGCAGGCAGAAAAAATTTATGGCAAGGGCAAAGCTTTATGAATAAAGACCAACCGATTAATGGTGTAGAGTGGGTGCAGCGTGACTCGCTAAAGCCTAACAACTATAATCCTAACAGGGTCGCGCCGCCTGAGCTAAAGCTGTTAAAAATCAGCATTTTAGAAGATGGTTGGACACAGCCTATTGTGATTAATCCGGACAATGAGATTGTCGACGGGTTCCATCGCTGGACCATCTCGGCAGATCCGCAGATTGCACAGCTGACCGGAGGGTTAGTTCCTGTAGTGACCACAAGACCGAAAGACAGCGCGCAGCAAAAGATGGCGACAATCAGGCATAATCGGGCAAGGGGTACGCATGGCGTATTAGATATGTCAAAGATTGTGCAGTCGATGATAGATGACGGATTGAGTCAGCAAGAGATCATGTCCCGATTGCAGATGGAGTCAGAAGAGGTGATTAGGCTAGCGCTACGCGCAGGCATCCCAAAAACTGACATCATTCAAGATTCGGGATTTTCACAGGCTTGGGAGGTATGAAATGAGCATTGCTAAAAAATACGGGGCGCATTATTTCGCCGCAGGTGAGGCGCAGACAAACTACAGCCGCCCAAATGATCTGTATTGCTACTCTGCATTTATGGGTGAGCATGAAATCACTGTGTTGATGGGTGACAGCATAATCTATGTTGACGGTGAGACAGCCCATTGGAAGTCTGGGCCTGTCACAGTTTATTCTAAGCAGTTCGCTGTCGTCTTGCGTGGCTACCAATGCGGGGCTAAATCATGCGCGCTGACTGAGAACGTCAATCTGCCTTACGTCAATGGTTGCGCTACTCGCCAGATATTCCCGCCTGAGCGCATAGGAGATCCGACATTCCAGCAATTGACTATCCCGCCCTATACCAGTGAGCAGGTCCATCACATACACCCAACCGCCCGCGTGGTCTATGTCCTGTCCGGGCGTGGCTATAGCATCGTCGGCCAGTCGACAAACACAGAAGAAACCGAGCTACTGCCGGGCATGACGTGCATCCTTGACCCTATGGCCCCGCACCATTTCAGAACAGAAGACAATTTTCTGACTGTCCTGCCGGTGCATGTATTCAGTTCTACGCCTAAGAGCATGGAACAGAACCACCCGATGTTTAACGGAACCAGAGAAGTCTAATGAGTGATGAAAACCTAGGGGGTCGGCCGCGTATAGAGCTGGACTCGAAACAGTATGAGATTCTCGTCGGTATGATGCGCATACAGTGCACACAGGAAGAGATCTGTGAGGTGCTAGGCATGTCACCCGATACGCTAGATCGACGCCTGAAAGAACGCGGAGATGGCGGTTTTGCGGAGTTATATAAAAGACACCAAGGCGAGGGCCGCGCATCACTGCGTAGAATGCAGTGGAAAGCTGCAGAGGGTGGCAATCCTACAATGCTGATCTGGCTAGGCAAGCAGGTATTGGGACAGCGTGAAAAGAGCGAGGTCGATAATATCTCTAGCGATGGCAGTATGACGCCACCGGACCGCATTGAGATTGTCGCCGGTGACAACAGCAAAGATTGAGCTACCGACACCACTGGTTCCTATTTTTGCCGCGCCTAGGGGGTCAGTCAGATATAGGGGCGCATTCGGTGGCAGAGGATCTGGCAAGAGCTTTTCATTCGCGCTGATGGCTGCAGTCTGGGCCTATGCTGAGCCGCTGCGAGTGCTGGCCACCCGTGAGCTACAGACGAGCATTAAGCAGTCATTCCATGCTGAGGTCAAGAACGCCATCAAGAGCATCCCTTGGCTAGATTCGCATTATGAGGTCGGGGAGTCCTACATACGGGGCCGGAACGGAAGCGAGTTTATATTTAAGGGCTTGCGCCATAACATCTCTGGCATCAAGTCAATGGCTCAGATCGATCTGGCTATAGTGGAAGAGGCAGAGGATGTGCCAGAAGAAAGCTGGATTGATTTTGAGCCTACCATCCGCGCTGAGAAGTCAGAAATTTGGTGCATCTGGAACCCGCGCCGCGAGAGTAGCCCAGTCGATGTCCGGTTCAGAAGGCGCAAGCCTGCAGACGCTCTGATTGCCGAGCTGCAATACTGGGACAATCCATGGTTCCCTGAAACGCTAGAGAAACAGCGACTGCGCGATCAAGAACTCTACGATCCTGCTACCTATGCGCACGTTTGGGAGGGAGCCTATCTTACAAACAGCAATGCGCAGATCTTAGCTAATAAGGTCACGGTATCAGAATTTGAGCCTGTTGCAGATTGGTCCGGTCCATATCACGGTATGGACTTTGGCTTTGCGCAGGACCCTACCGCAGCGGTTAAGTGCTGGGTTTATGATGGCTGTCTGTATGTGGAGGGAGAGGCCGGGCGCGTCGGTCTGGAAATAGACGAGACTGCCGTCTATATGAAAACCAAAATACCCGGTATCGATCAATACACAATCAGAGCAGACTCAGCTAGACCGGAATCGATCAGCTATCTAAGACGGAATGGCCTGTCTAAAATAGAAGGCGTCGACAAATGGAAAGGGTCAGTAGAGGACGGAATCGCGCATCTGCGAAGCTACAAACAGATTGTCATGCACCCGCGCTGCAGTGAGACGATTAAGGAGAGCAGGCTCTACAGCTACAAAGTAGACCGCTTGACAGGTGACGTCTTGCCACAAATAGTTGATGCAAATAACCATTATCTCGACGCTTTGCGGTATGCTATATCGCCATTGATAAAGACTAAACCACAAGTGTTCATAGGCCGCGCATGATCGTCAAGACGCTAGTTGACCTGCCACAAAAACGACCTTATCAGATCGTGACATTTGCGACTGAGGGGAGCGAGTACGTTGATTGTTGCTATCGACAAGCGGAGCTATTCCAGCACAGCTACACCGCGTATTTAATGAAATCTCGCGGGGCATGGGACAAAAACACGAAACTCAAGCCTGAGCTGCTGAGCGTAATCACACAGCGCGCAGAGTGGACATTATGGGTTGATGCGGATTGCTGGCTAGACCCGCCTGATCATTTGCCGGATGGTAATTTCGACGTCGGCATAATCGACAACATACACCCAGAGCATAAAGCGCGTATCTCTGCCTGCTTTATTCTATTTCACCGGACACGCGGGACGGTCAGGCTAATTCGAGACTGGCTGCGCAGGTGCAACTACTCAAGCCGTGATCATGCCGCCCTACTCTATGCCCTGAGCCTAAAGCAGGCTGATGTAGAGAACATTACGCCATGGCTGGAGGGTCGGCACTCATATAACAGTTTATTACCTGAGAGCGATGGTTGGCGACCGAATCGCGGGGTTTATTTCGGGTGAGAGCTATTATCATCTGCGCAGGCGAGGCGAAACGATGGGGTGACTATCTGGGAGTCCCTAAGCATTTGATCCAAATCAATAACGAGCCGCTGCTGCACCGGACGGTCCGATTACTGCGCGAAAATGGGACAGACGAGATTTACATAGTCAGCAAGCCAGATCCGCGTTACTGGGTTCCCGGCACAGTCCAATATAAGCCGGAGCTAAATTACCAATCAAACGCAGATGCAGACAAGTTTCTGTCATCTAAAAGCCTGTGGAGTGACACGGGCCGGACAGTGGTTTTTTATGGGGACGTCTTTTTTACTGACGAGGCTATGACTACAATCTGCAGCTATGAGGGCAGAGAGTGGACATTGTTTTGCAGGCCGAAAGGCTCTGACTATACAGGGACGCCATGGGGCGAGTGTTTCGCGCAGTCATTTTACCCTGAGCACTTGCGCGCACATGAGGCCGCATTGCATCGGATAGCGCGACTATATAAGCGCAGGCTAATCAATAGATGCGGCGGGTGGGAACACTACAGAGCAATGATCGGGCTACCTGATAACAAGATCCGCAGCAAGATTATGAAGGAAAATCATGTAGTGATTAACGACTTCACAGATGATTTTGACTATCCAGAAGATTATCAGCGGTTTATTGAGCGCTATAAAGTGCGCTATACTCATGCGAATTTCGATTGAGGGCTAGACTATGGGTCTATGGTCAAAGACAAAACAGATCATCACAAAGGCCGTGCCTGTAGGAATTGCGCCTGATTGGCTGACAAATAAGCCGTTCTGGTCTACATGGAATAGCGAGGTTGCAGTCCGAGAAGGCTATAAATCTGTCGCATGGGTCTATGCCGCAGTTAAGCTAAGAGCTAATGCGGTCGCATCTGTCCCGCTGATAGTCGAGACAAACCAAGGCGGCGACTGGGAACACGCGCCAAATCACCCGCTGCAACTGCTGCTCGATAACCCTAATGACGATTTGGACCGCAACGAGATGATGCGCCTGCTGGTCAGTCATCTAGACCTGTCTGGCAATGGCTACTGGCTAAAGACAAGATCCGGCTCTGGTATGCCAATCGAATTGTGGCCACTACTCCCGCAGCATGTGCAGGTCATGCCGGGGAGGGAGCGACTCATAGCCGCCTATCAGTACAATCAAAACGGCGTTCAAACAATACCCGGTGACGAGGTGATGCACTGCGCATACACTAATCCCGACTCGTTGTATTTTGGAATGAGTCCGCTAGAGGCTTGTGGAAAAGGTGTTGATATTGATAACGCGGCGGCCAGCTGGCAGAAGATAGCCATGCAGAATCGTGGTGTTCCTGATGGCATTTTCTCGTTTGATGCCGACATGACATACGATCAATGGCAGGAGGCTAGAGAGCAGGTCAGAGAGCAATACACCGGAATCGGCTCTAGTCGTGCCCCGTGGGTCCTGAGTAAGGCTAAGTACCAACAACTCTCACTGTCGCCTGTCGAGATGGACTACATGGAGACGCGCAAATTCTCAATGCAACAGATCTGCGCAGTCTACGGGGTCCCGTCTGAGATGCTGACCGGACTCGGAGATGCAAACCGCGCATCGAGCGAGACAGTCAGAAAGACCTTCTGGCTAGACACAATCGTTCCTTTGCTGTCTGAGATAGAGAGCGCGCTAAATCTGGGACTAGCTAGAGACTTCGGCCCAGCGCGTCAGATCCGCGTTCGTTTCGATACAAGCAACATCTCAGCGCTACAGGAAAATTACGCGGAGAAAATTAATAACGCGAAAAACCTGTGGTCAATGGGCGTTCCCTTTAATGTGGTGAGTCATCATCTAGAGCTAGGCTTTGATGAAATCGAGGGCGGCAATGTCGGGTATATACCGAGCAATGTCATACCCGCGTCTTTCGATGTGCTGCCTGATCTGGGCGATCCTACCGAGGCCGGAGCTGAGGCGTATGGAAATACTAACGTACAACAGCAAGCATTTAACGGGGCACAGGTCGGAGCGCTGCAGGAAATAGTGCAGAATGTCGCTGATGGCTTACTGCCTGCTGCCTCTGCTAGATCTATCATTCTGGCCGCCTTCCCGTCTCTGACAGAACAGGAAGTCGATGCTATGGTAAACCCCGCTGAGGGTTTCACACCGGAGCCGAGAGCCGCCAATGTCGAATAGGCGACGCGACGCCAAGTTGCAGCAACTCGCGCTAAATCGACTGGCTGCGCAGTATGAGCGCAAGATCAGCCGTCATATAGCTAGCGCTATGATCTGGGCCGCTGACAATCTGAGCGACCCGCAGATGCTCGCAGAGCTGGAAACGCGCCATGCTGTCGCACTAGAAAAAACACTTGCTAGCCTGTGGAGAGCATCGGCCAGCATGGTCTACGGCCAGATATTCACCGAGAGCAAGAAAAAACTCGGCGCTGATATACGGCCGACTGTGACTGCAAACGCGGTTGCTGCCGACTTTATCCGGACATATGGGCTGGCAAAAATAACGCAAATCTCAAGAACAACTCTCGACGATATTCGTCTAATATTGGCTGCCTCTGCTGAGCTGAGCGAGCGCGACATCGCTAGAGCAATCCGAGACGTAGCACCAACCAAATCCGCAAGCCGGGCTCAGACTATCGCCAGAACAGAAAGTCATTCTGCTGCTGCCTATGCCGCACAGATGAGCGTCGAATCGACAGGCGTCGAGATGCGGCGCGAGTGGGTGACAGCTGTCGACGAGCGGGCCAGAGAGGATCACATCATGGCAGACGGCCAGATTGTCGGCATGAATGAGCCGTTTATCGTCGGAGATAGCGCGCTGATGTACCCCGGAGATCCGGACGGTAGTGCAGAGCAGGTCATCAACTGCAGATGCGTTATTGCGTATGTTGTTGTTTGACGCATTAAAAATGCCTATAATCCGCAAGTATTGAATAGCGGTGCTATTCGGAAACGTCACACAAGGGGGCGGGATGGAATTAAAAAGCTATGAAATCAAAGAGTCTGCAGTAGATATAGACGCCAGAACCTTTGAGGGCTACGCCTCGACTTTTGATGAAGATCAGACCGGTGACGTTATCCATCAAGGCGCATTTCTAAAATCTATCACTGAGGCATTCCCCGCTGGCCGTATCAAAGTATTGTGGCAACACAGCGAGCCGCTCGGTATGCCGCTAGAAATGAAAGAGGATAGTTATGGCCTGTATGTAAAAGGCAAAGTATCTAAGACCCGACTCGGTGATGAAGCGTTAGAGCTGATGCGTGATGGCGTGATTGACCGCATGAGTATCGGCTTCAGTATTCCGAAGGGTAAGAGCGACTATGACGAAAATGGTGTTCGTCATATCCGAGAAGTAAAACTGATGGAATTTTCGCCTGTCACGTTTCCAGCAAACGAGGCTGCAATTATTACAGGCGTAAAAAGCATCCGCGCTGCGATTGATCAAGGCGCAAAGATTGAGGATGTCAGGGAGCTGATCAATGCCCTTGATGACTTAAAGGCACTGATTGCCTGCACGGAGCCGTCACTAGACACTCCAGCGGATGATCAGCCGCCCGAACTTGCCGAGCTTGCGAGCACGGCGTTTAGCTTGGGCGATTTTGCCCGTAACCGTTTGTACTGATAAAGGGGGTCCGCATGGACATCAAAGAATTAAAAGGTCATTTTGACCAAGCCGCTGACGAACTGAAAGGTCTTGTTGCCCGTCAATCTGACGAGATCAAATCCTATGGTGAGTCCAGCAAAGAAACTGCTGCTCTGATTGAAAAGGCTGATTCACGTCTGGCAGAAATGACTGCTGAGATGCAAGCGAAAGAAGCCCGTCTGATTGAGATTGAGAAGCGTATCAATCGCCCTTCCTTTGGTGGCTTTGAAGAAGTCAAAAGCTATGGCCAGCAATACATCGAGTCAGAAGCCTACGCACATGCTAAAAGCATTGGCCGTGGCAATAACCAACCTGTCGAGATGGAGCGCAAGGACATCACGTCAGCCGTTGGCTCTGCCGGTGCACTGACTGACCAGTATCGCAACCCTAGCATTTACCCAAAGACTGGCGACCGTCCGCTGTTTGTCCGTCAATTGGTAAACCGTCAACCGGTGAGCGATTCAGCCGTAGAGATCATGCGCGAGAATGTGTTTACCAATAACGCAGGTCCGCAGTTCGACAATGCTGGCACACCAAAGAACGAGCTGGTTAGCAAGAACAAGTCAGATCTGACTTTCGCACTGCAAACCATTCCTGTTCGCACAGTAGCGCATCACATGGTCGCATCACGTCAAGTTCTGGCCGATGCCCCGCGTCTGCGCAACTACATTGACGGTCGTTTGGTCTATGGCCTGAATCTCGAGTTCGATGCACAGATGCTCTACGGCGACGGCACGAATGAGAACTTCACCGGCCTGTTTATTGATGCTGGCATTCCAGACATCGGCGGCATTGCCTCTGGCACATCTGCTGATGACCTGCCGGGTGCGATGATTGACATTGTCCGCGCTGGTATCACTCAGTGTCAGATCAATGACTTCTACAACGTCAACGGCCTGATCGTGAACCCGATTGATTGGCAGACCATCGAAACCGCTAAGGGTAACGACGGTCACTACATTTGGGTCACAGTGCCAAATGGTGGTGAGGCTCGTCTGTGGCGCGTTCCTGTGATTGTGACCAATGCCGTGAACCAAGGCGATTTTCTCCTTGGCGATTGGAACCTTGGCGCAACTCTCTATGAGCGTGAGTCAATGGCAGTCCGCGTTGCTGATCAACACGCCGATCTTTTCATCAAGAACGGTGTTGTGATCTTGGCAGAAGAGCGCGCTGCATTTGGCGTAGAGGTTCCCCGCGCATTTGCAAAGGGTAGCTTCGACATCGAAGCGAGCTGATAAGGACGGCGGGGCTTCGGCCCCGCTTTCTCCATGATCATTGCAAACCAGAATTTTGTGTTTGATGGCCGCGAGATAAAACGAGGCGATCAAGTGCCAGACGCGCAACCGTATCATTTCAAGCAGGGGTTTGTGCGTGAAGTGAAAATTATTAAACCTGAGGTGCGAGATGCTGAACCAACAACCGTTATACATCGGTAACGCTGGCAATCAGCGGACACGACCGAACAAAGTAAGCAACCGCACAACGGATCTATTACAATCGCCTGTCACTCCTAAAGAGCTGGCTGATTTCCTGTCAATTGATTATTGCTCTGACGACTCCACACTGATCAGTAGCTTGCTGCTATCTGCTACGCAGGCATGTATCAACTACACCAACATTGAGCTGCTAGAGCGCGAATATACCTACATTGCAGACCGCCCTATAGAGCGCCAAGCTGGTTATATCGGCGTCGGCATGATGCATGCCTATCGTGCATGGTGGGTTGATCTGCCGATCTATCCCGTGCTGTCTGTCGACAGTGTGTTAGTAAATGACGAGCCTGCGGAATATGAGGCTGACCTACTGTCGCGCCCTGCGCGCATAGAGATCGACAATCTAGGACGGGTAGAGATCACCTACAGAGCTGGACATGCTAGCCCGTATGAGATCGACGCGCAGTTATTGCTAGGCATTAAGATGCTGGCCGGGTTCTTGTTTGAGCATCGGGGAGCCTGTGATGCTGCAGGGGCACTCAGTAAATCCGGAGCCGCCGCTCTTTGGAATGAAAGCCGGATCATCACGAATCTATGAAATGCTGCGACCTAACACCCGGAGCGCTGCGACACCGTATAGAGATACAGCGCGAAATCGGCTCTCAGGACGCCGCTGGGGGGCGTTCTCTTGTATGGGGGACTATCGCATCACCCAGATGCTTTATCAAGCCTGTAGGCGGCGGAGAGCGTTTCTACTCGATGCGGCTAGAGGCAAATATCAGCCATCGAATTTATTTGCGCTACAGGTCCGACCTGCTGCCGAGTGACAGGATCAACTATAATGGACGCCTAATGCAGATCCGGGCGCTGATCAATATCGAAGAGCGCAACAAGTGGCTAGAGATCTACGCGGAAGAGGGCAAGCAGACATGATCACTGGAGTAGATGAACTGCAGCGCAACATGGCCGCCCTGTCTAAAAAGTTTGGGGAAGAGGTCGCAAAGGCTGCTGTCCAAGGTGGCCAGATGGTCCGCTCGACTGCGATCAGATCAATCCAGACTGTCTCACAGGGATCACCGAGCACACGCTACCGGGCAGGGGGTGGGGCATATAATCACGTCACATCACGCGAGAGAGACGCGCCCAATACTGACACTGGCGCGCTAGTCCGCTCGATTATGGTAGAAGTCCGCGCTGATGACGTCTATGTAGGAACGTCGATTGAGTATGCGCCATACCTAGAGCATGGAACTATAAACATGACCCCGCGTCCGTGGCTGCTGCCTGCCTTAGAAGAGAATCGGCCGTTGATCAAAAAATTGTTTGGTGCTGCAGTCTCGCGGGTGATTAAATGAGTATAGAGCTGGAACTGCAACAGGCGATCTACTCGGTGCTAAAACATGGCCTAGCGTACCCAGTATTTGATGACGTACCGGAAAATCTAACGCCGCCCTTTGTTGTAATAGGTGATGACACACTGATTCAGTTCGACACTGACGGCGAAAGCGGCTTTGAGGCGACACTGACAATCCATACATGGTCAGCCTACAGAGGCCGAGCCGAGGTAAAGGAAATGCAGGGGGCAGTGTATAACCTGTTGCACCGTGCAGATTTAACAATCACAGGTTATAATGTGTTGGGTTGCGACTTTGAATTTTCGCAGTCGATGGTCGATTCTGATGGCGTGACCCGTCATGGAATCCAACGGTTTAGAATCTACATTCGAGGGTAAATGACATGGCAGAAATTCTAGGTAGAAAAGTCGTGATTTCAGTAGGTGGCACTCCAATCGCTACTGCGCGCACAAAAAACTTGACGATCAACAACGAAGCTGTCGATGTCACATCTGACGGCGACGATGGCATCCAGCGCTTGCTGGCAGAGCCGGGTCAGAAATCTGTAGAGCTTTCAGTCGAGGGTTTGTACGATGGATCTAGCCTGATGGACGTTGCATTAGATGGCACGTTGATTCAGGAAGTCGAGTTAGATTATGGCTCATACACGCTAGAGGGTGATTTTTTTCTGTCTAGCTATACTGAGGGCCAGCCGTACAACGAAGCGACTACATTCAGCGCAACATTTATGTCTAGCGGTGCAATCGTAAAGGGTAGCTAATGTCAAAAATCTGGCGTGACATTGAACTTACATGGGAAGGCGAGTCTTACACGATTCGCCCTACCATGGCATTTATCAATGCAATGGAACAGGGAGACGGGATGTCCCTTGCCGCTATGTTTACCAGAATCCACAATCGAGACATGCCTTCTGGTCTTGCCTGTGAGTTAATTGCTAGAGCATTACGGTATGCAGGCGCTAAGGATGTGACCGCTGAGTCTGTCTACATGGCGACAGGTGGTATCAGTTCCGACGTCGTTGATTTAGCAATTGCTATTCTTGTCGGGTGTATGCCTGCCGACAAAGAGCCGTCTAAAAAAAAGTCAGCCAAGTAGGTGACGCTGACTGGGGCGGTCTTTATGGGGCCGCTGTCGGTGTGCTAGGTATAGCACCGAGCGAGGTTCGCAATATGACAGTTGGCGAGATCATGGCGGTGTTCGATGCGAAGTCTGGAAAAGAGAAACCGGCAAGCATAGATTATGACGAGTTGCTAGACGATCTGAGAAAGGCGAAATCAAAATGAGCACAGTAGGAACTCTTAATGTCAGAATCGTTGGCGACTCGTCGCATCTCGAAGGCGAATTAAAACGTAGTTCTGGCGCTGTCACGAAGTGGGCCGCTGCTACTGCTGCCGCTGCTGTCGCTGCTACTGCTGCCTTTGTCCGTGCTGGTCTACAGTCTGCCGATGCGCAGATGAAACTAGCGAGACGTCTCGATGGCACTGCTGAGGCTATGGGGGCGTTAGAGAGAACCGCTGCCCGTGCTGGTATATCATCTGGTGAGCTTGACTCTGCAATCAGTCGTTTAAATCAAAAGCTGGGCGAGGCTCGGTTAAAAGGTGGTGAGGCTGCCGAGACTCTAAAGCAGCTGGGTCTAGATGCGGAAGAGCTTTCCCGCATGGACATAGACGAGCGCATGGCCGCGATTGCAAATTCTATCCAGAGGCTCGGACTCGATAGCGCACAGACTGCGCAGGTCTTGCGGACTCTAGGCATTCGTCAATCATCTATCATTAACCTGATGCGTCAGGGTGGCGCTGCTATTGAGGAAAGCCGTAAGCGCATACAGCAATACGGACTCGCTCTAAAAGATATAGACGCGCAGAAGATCGAAGCTGCAAACGATGCCATGGGTGAGTTCAGCGTCATAATTCGTGGCGTTCAACAACAGCTAGCCGTGCAATTTGCGCCGATTCTGGAGCGCATGGCAAACCGCATCACTGACGCAGTTGCTCGGATGGGCAATCTATCGGGCAGAATTGAAAGCGCATTTAAGACTGCAACAACTGTCGTTGAGGTATTAGCGCTTGCTGTCGGTGCGCGTCTGGTTGCCGCTCTCGTCGCTGCGACTGCTGCGAAAGTCTCTGCTACAACTTCCGCCATTGCTTACCAAGCGGCTCTCGCGAGAATGGCTGGTGTGTCAGCATTAGCTGCAGCGCGTCAGACCATGCTAGCCGCGTCGGTAGGTGCAGCGCGAGCTGCAATGGCGCTACTCGGTGGCCCTGTCGGTGCTGTCACTCTAGCTGCGACAGCATTAATTTATTTTCGCAAAGAACTCGGTATCACAACCCCAATCGAAAAAATGCGCGATCACATAGACGATCTGCGAATTTCATATATGGGAATGGGAGAGGAGGCTTTGATTGCAGCTCAGAAAGAAGTAGAGGCGTCACAGGCTCGACTTCAGATGATGCGACAAGAAATTGAAACGCAAAATGAAATGGCAAATCTTGAAAATCCTTACTGGATGTCAGAGGTCGGTGAGGGTCGTCTTGCAAAAGTAAATGAGCAAATGGGTACTCATGGCGAGATGCTCGACATGATAGCCGAGCGTCTTGCTAATCTTCGAGGTGAGGGAGCGGGAGAGTTTGACTCAGAGGATCATCCTATTTTTGGAAAAGCATTCTCTGATGAAGAGACGGAAAAATTACTAGAGAAGATCCAGACGCAACTCGACGCAATAGACGAGGCAGGGATGTCTGAAATTGAGATGACGCAGGCGAGACACGATGCGCTGCTAGCGATTCTTGACGAGGGCAGACGTAGAGAGCTATTGCTTGAGGATGAATATCGAGCATACAGAGAGAAAGCAGAACAGCAACACTCACGCAAGATGGTCCAGTTAAAACTGCAGGAGTGGAACGATATACTGTCTGGCTTTGGTCAATACTCTGACAAGATGTTCCGCGTCTCTAAAATATTCTCTGCAGGTCAGTCGCTAATAGCAACTATTCAAGGACAGGCGCAAGCACTGCGAGATCTACCATTCCCGGCAAACCTCGCTGCTGCTGCAAAAGTAGGTGCTGCAGGTTTTGGTTTTGTCTCTGCTATCCGTGGCGCTACACCGACGAGCGCGTTACGTTTGACCGGCACAGATGCGACAATACCGACACAAGAAACATCTGGTCCGACAGCCGCAACCGGCACAACATCTGGCCAAGTAGTGCAGATTGCATTGCAGGGTGAAATCTTTGGCCGCGAGCAGGTGCGTAATCTAATCTCACAGATCAATGAATCAATTGCAGATGGCGCAGTGCTGAGGCTTGCATGATAGTAATAAAAAGCGGATTTAACCCTACCATTCCATTGACGCACTCGCGCATTGGTATTGATAACATTGTACGAACTGGCACTGTTACGGCATCAAGCGAAACTGCAGGATTTCCTGCTATCGCTGCAGCTAATCCGCTGACATACAACTACTGGAAACCGGCAACCCTGCCTGCGTGGTGGAGGGTCGATGCTGGAACGCCTAAGCCTGTAGGCTATGTCGGCATTGCATCGCATGATCTAGGCGGCATTAGCGGCACGGTGGTTGTTGAATACTCAGACGACGATTCGACATGGATTGAGGTTGACAGCCATTCACCCGTTGACGATAGCCCGATTATGTTTTTGTTTGAGCCAATTACTGCCCGTTATTGGCGCATCGTAGTATCAGGCACAGCGCCATTTGTCGGCGTGGTGTATATGGGCATGCCGTTAGAGATTGAACGCCCGTGCTTTTCAGGCATAAGCCCTATTAACTTTAACCGAGTTACAACTATCCGTCCCAATATCAGCGAAGGCGGGCAATGGCTAGGCCGTTCTATTATCCGCGAAGGCTCAAAAATGTCGGCGCAATATCAGAACCTAAATTATGCTTGGTATAAAGACAATTTCGATCCGTTTGTTGAACAATCAAGAAAGTACCCTTTCTTTTTTGCATGGCGCCCTGACGGATACCCCGAAACAATTGGCTACGTTTGGCTGTCTGATGATGTAGCTCCAACAACAAGCGGAAAGCGCGATCTTGTTGACGTTAGTTTTAATATGACAGGACTGGCAATTGAGTAGCACTGATGCCGGGCGCGAGCCATTAACGCTTGTTCAAATCGATCAGGATTTTTGCAGCCTGACGTATGGCGTTGCGCCATGCATAGCCGCAGGCTCACAGAAATGCTTTAACACTTTTGCGTCATGTCAAGATACGGCTAACTATGATAAAGACGTATTGACGCTGACGTTTTGCCGACCACAGGCAAAC